GTTTGACTCCTGTCGACCCTAAAATGCCCGATTTTAAGGTTTCAACTCAATTTTACTCGGTTGAAAATGGTTTTGATCGCCTTGGAATGGGTCGAGAGGATGAATATCACTGGAAAACTGCTAAAGAGCGTGAAAAAGAGAGTGAAAATGCCGAAAATAAATAAAAATAGGGATAGCAACCCCTCAAAAAGTTCTGTTTTTTACAAAACAGGAGCAAAATGGCAAAGTATCACGTCGATAGAGATACTGAGTACATGTATAAAATGTGGGGAACCACTAGTTTGATAACAGATTATTGGTGTAAACCCAAAAAAACCAATGATCCAGAAGACATTAACTTGGAAAAGAGAGAAAATCAATAATTTCTGATATAAGGTATAAATAAATCTATAGAAAATACACGCTCAATGCCTACCAAGAGGGTTTCACGCGCTTTTAAGGATATTAGTTTCTCATTTGATCCACATCCAGTGACGAAGGACCTCCCTGTATTGATAAATGAGCGTGCTATCATCAGATCTATTCGTAACTTAGTTGAAACTATCCCAACTGAGAGGTTTTTTAACTCTAAATTAGGTTCCGATGTAAGAAAAAGTCTTTTTGACTTTGTTGATGTCGGTACTGCAGCCGTAATTCGTACTCAAATATTGAATACAATTAATTTTTATGAGGATAGAGTAGAAAATTTACGTGTTGAAGTAGATCCAAGACCTGATGATAACAGTTTTGATGTCATAGTCTTCTTTGATATTGTGGGACAAGACCTCCCAACACAACAGTTTTCATTCATATTAGAATCGACAAGGTAAAATATGCCTTTTACACAGTTTACCAATCTAGATTTCGATCAAATCAAGACTCAAATCAAAGATTATCTTCGTGCAAATTCAAATTTCACGGATTTTGACTTTGAAGGGTCTAATTTTTCTGTCTTGATTGACACTTTAGCATATAATACGTACATCAATGCGTTCAATGCCAATCTTGTCGTAAATGAATCGTTCTTAGATGCGGCAACAGTACGTGAAAATGTTGTTTCTCTTGCTAGAAACATCGGATATGTACCACGCTCTAAAACCGCTGCTACGGCGAATGTAACCTTCTCAGTCCCCACCACAACCACCAGTGGTTTCATCACCCTTACAGCGGGTCTGGTGTGTGTTGGAGCATTTGATAATACATCTTATCGATTCTCAATTCCAGAAGATTTAACAGCTCAAGTTGTTAATGGTCAAGCACAATTTGGTACTGCTGACAAACCAGTCAAAATTTTTCAGGGTTCATCACTTTCAAGGCAGTTTTTAGTCAATACATCTACCGATCAGAGGTTTATTATTGATAATCCTAATGTTGATTCTTCAACCATTAGAGTGTATGTAAAGGGTATCAATGATAGTGGACTTGGAAGAGAGTATCGTAGAGCAGATAATATACTAGAAGTAAATAAAAATTCAGAAATTTATCTCATTCAAGAGATTCAAGATGAGAAATATGAACTCTTGTTTGGTGATGGTTATTTTGGAAGACCACTAGAAAATAATGCTATCGTCACTGTAAGATATATTATCACTGAAGGTAAAGCAGGTAATGGTCCATCGGAATTTGACTTTCAAGGTAATTTCGTAGATGAATCAAATATAAGAGTAATTCCTACTGATACAATTAGCGTAACTACCACTCAGAGGGCGATGAATGGTGGTGATATTGAGAATGTGTCCTCTATCAAGTATTTTGCTCCTAGACTCTATGCAGCACAATCTAGAGCGGTTACAGCAAGGGATTATGAGGCAATCATTCAGTCAATCTATCCAAGCACCGAATCTGTAGCAGTTGTTGGTGGTGAAGAACTGAATCCACCAAAGTTTGGTACAGTTCAAATTAGTATCAAACCAAAAAATGGTACATATATCTCAGACTTTGATAAACAAAACATTCTAAACAGACTAAAACAATATGCTATTGCAGGTATCAATCAAAACATAATTGATCTTAAGGTTCTTTATGTTGAGATTGATTCTTCAATTTACTTTAATAGTAATCAAGTTTCTGATGTTGATGATTTGAGAACTAGTGTTATAGATGCATTATCAATTTATTCACAAGATGTTGACATCAATAAGTTTGGTGGAAGATTTAAGTATAGTAAAATACTTCAATTGATTGATAGGGTTAATTCTGCAATTACTTCTAATATAACAAAGATAAAAATTAGAAGAGACTTAAGAGCACTTGTTAATCAATTTGCACAGTATGAACTTTGCTTTGGTAATAGATTCCATGTAAATCCAGCAGGATTGAATATTAAGAGCACTGGTTTTAAAATCGCTGGAGACCCTGCAACAGTATTTCTTACTGATACTCCAAATGACACAAAAACTGGTGTTCTTTCCATTGTAAAACAAACAACAACTGGAGAAAGAATTGTTGTTAGTAAAGATGCTGGAATTGTTGATTATCAAAAGGGTGAAATTATATTAAACACAATCAATATAGTAGAAACTACTCTTCCAGATAATATTATTGAGATTCAGGCATTCCCAGAATCAAATGATGTTGTTGGACTTAAAGATCTATATTTAAGTTTTGATGTTTCCAATAGTAGAATAAATATGATTAAAGATGTGATTGCATCTGGTGAAGATATTTCTGGCGTTTCTTTCACAAGAGATTACTATACTTCAAGTTACTCAAACGGAGATTTAGAGAGGAAATAAAATATGTCGCATTTTGAGAAGAGAGTGCAACTCAATAAAATTATTGAGAGCCAACTTCCAGAATTCTTAGTTGCAGACTTTCCAAAGGCAGTTGAATTTTTCAAGCAATATTATCTTTCGCTTGAAAAGCAAGGTGGCAATGTAGACCTTGTCGATAATCTTGATCGCTATATCAAGGTTGATAATCTGGTACCAGAAACAGTTGTAGGAGAAACTTCTGTTTATTCTGATTTCGATTCCTCTGCAACTGAAATTGAGATAAATTCAGTCAAGAGTTTTCCTGATGAATATGGTCTCCTTAAGATTAACGACGAGATTATTACATACACTGGTATTACATCTACTAGTTCTGGGCGTGGTAAGCTTACTGGATGTGTTCGTGGTTTCAGTGGCGTTACTGGGTACAACGTAGGTATCACCAGTTTCTTTACAGATACCAATAGGCAGAATGTTGTTTTCTCAACCTCTTCTGCTGATTCTCATAAAGCAAACGATAAAGTAACAAACCTGAGTGTTCTCTTCTTACAAGAGTTCTACAAGAAACTCAAGAGAACATTTACTCCAGGATTAGAGGATCAGAAGTTTGTTGATGATCTTGATGTTGGCAACTTCATTAAACATGCTAGAAACTTCTACCAATCAAAAGGTATTGCAGAATCAATTAGAATTCTGTTCAAGGTTTTATATGGCGAGTATGCACAAGTTTTAGATCTTGAAACTCGTCTCATTAAACCATCATCTGCAGATTATATTAGAAGAGAAGTTCTTGTTGTAGAGGCAATCTCTGGTAATCCATTTGCACTTGAAGGGCAAACAATTTTTAAATCTGATGATCCCACAACTAATGCATCAGTTTCTGATGTTGAGATCTTCACTAGAGATAATAAGACATTTTACAGAGTTGGTCTATTTGTTGGATATAGTGAGAGAGACCTGATTGAAGGGTTATTTGGTATCCCAGGTAGGTCCAAGGCAATTGAACGTGTTAACAGCGGTTCTAGCGTTGTTACAGTAGATTCTACAGTAGGATTTGGTAATACTGGAACTGTAGTTTCTATTGGACCATCTGGTAATAATACTTTTGATTATACTTCCAAGAGTGTTACACAATTCTTTGGGTGTACTGGAATCACAAATACCATTAACACTGGTGATGCAATACGTGCAGATCAGACTGTTTATGGATACGGTAATGGCGACATTGAAGATAGAATTGATCTTCGTATTACAGGAGTTCTTTCCAATTTTACACCTTTAGGTGATATAGCACTAATTGAAAAAGATGAAGAAATTTCTGTAAGAAATATTGGTGAGATTGTTGAAAATCCAATTACTGGTGATAAAACTTATAAGGAAGTTTTTTCCAACTCATGGATCTATAACACTGCATCCAGATATATTATTGGATCTATCAATGGATCTACATTCAAGTTAAAATCCAAACCAGATAAGTCTAGTTTAAAAGTTGGTGATACATTTGAATTGCTCAGAGGAGACTTTGTAATTGCAACAATTACTATTGCTAATGTCAATCAACTTACTGATGAAGTTGATGTAAACAACTTACCATCTTCATTCTCACCAAATCCCACTACAGAATATAGTATTCGTAGAAAACTTGAAAAGGCAAAATCAAACTCTGTAAATATTGATCTTGGAAACGATATTTACTCTGCAAATGTTCTGAATGTATACAATGATGATCAGGTAGCAGAAGGATATGTTGCATCCCATTCATTACCTTCTTATCCTATTGAAAGTAAGATCATTGAATCATCTATCCCCGATGGATCTGATAATCATTTGGCAGGGTATGATCCTGTTCTGAAGTCATTCTCAACAATTAAATTTGCTTCAGCAGTAGACTTTATTGATGGCGATGAAATTATATACACTGCAGATAATCCACTTTCTGGATTAGTTTCTGAACAGTCATATTACGTTAGAATAGTTACTGTAAATGAAATTTATTTGTATGCTTCTAAATCTCAAATTGAAGGAGATCAATTTGTAAGATTTGGATCTAATCAACTTGGTGGAGTTCATAGATTTACACTAATTGATCAGAAGGACAGATTGCTTGGTCCAAAGCATATTTTAAGAAAATTTGAACTTATCCAGTCTGGAGCAAATACTAAAGATTCTAAAAGAGAATCTGGTAGCATTGGTATTTTGATTGATGGTGTTGAAATTAGTTCACCAGAATCTGATGATAAAGTTTACTATGGACCAATTAAAGAATTTGAAATTTTAAATTCTGGAAAGGGGTATGATGTAGTAAATCCACCACAAATTGAAATTGCTGCTGGTTTTGCTGGGACAGCGAAAGTTGAACCAATTATTACTGGAAGCGTAAAAGAGGTTCATGTTGACCCACATAATTTTGATGTAAGTTCTGTTACTTCCCTCACCTTAACTGGTGGTAACGGAAGCGGATGTTTTCTTGAACCAATTGTTGGTGATAGATTCAGAGAATTTACTTTTGATAGTCGTCGTCTTGATCTTGGTGGTGGTGTAGATATCAATACCGAAACGATTACCTTCCGTGAAGATCATTTTCTTAAGAATGGCGATCCTATCATTTACAATAGAAATGGTAATGCTGCCATCTCAATAGGTCCGGCATTCAATCCAAATCAACCAGCAACAGGTGTTCTTGGTAGTGGAGACACATATTATGTTGGTGTTGCAAATACTAATACAATTCAACTCTATAAAAATGCTGCTGATGCACCTTCAGAAGATGGATCCAAAGCAGGTATCAATACTATTGGGTTATCAACTACAACAACTGCCAGTGGCATTCATAAGTTCAGAACTCTTGCACAGAAAGTTCTTAGAAAAATTAAAGTTATTTCTCCAGGATCTGGATATCAGCATAGAAAACTTAGAGTCAAGTCTTCTGGCATCTCAACA